ACCACAAAAGCACATTGCCAGACGATATCTATAACAAGGTGCACGGATTCCTCCGTTCCCGTAATATAGACAGCCTGGCAACCTGTACGACTCTCTCCTCCCCAGCTTTAGCAGGGAAGGACACGTGGAAAACCTTAATGCAGATCGAGGCGTTCTTCAAGAAGAACAAATCCTTCTCCGTCCCAGATAGGTGTCTGCAGGCAGCTATGTCCTCGTTTAATCGAGGCGAGCTGCTCTGTAGGATCACTAATCGAAGACTTGATTACTACTATGCCCATCGCGATCGTTTAGATCCCGATATGGGTCAGTGGCTGTCAAGAATGGAAAGGGATATCGATCGAACATTAGGCGACTACGTGACGTTCTTGGATCAATTACCAAGCTTAGTGAGAGTCACCTCAGGCGCCACTTCACAACGATCGCGCCGAAGGTCGCTACCGCATCTTAGAGTTTCTAAGAAGCCGTATGCTTCCCCCGGAAGTGAGCCCTATCTTGACGCCCTTAGCCGATATTTTGGCTACGGTAGTGTTCGAGTCAGGCCTACTTACGCGAATCGTTTGGAGTTTGTACCTAAGAACTGGAAGACCGACCGTACTATCGCTTGCGAGCCTGAGGGGAATGTATTCCTTCAGTTAGCCTTTGATAAGTACGTAAAGCGTCGGCTTCGGAAGATTAAAGTTAATCTTCAGTCCCAGTTCTTGAATCAAGAGTTAGCCAGAGTCGGGTCCATTAGTGGTGATTTTGCCACTATAGACCTGTCGATGGCCTCTGACACCCTCGCTTTCAATACCGTAGCCTGGCTTTTTCCTCTGCCATGGTTCCGGTACTTGAATGCTGTGAGATCTTCGAGATCTCGGGGTGCTATCGAAACCGAGTATGCTAAGTTCTCCAGTATGGGGAACGGTTGCACATTTGGCATCGAGACTCTTGTATTCGCTACAGCAGCCCGTGCGGTTGGCTCCAAAAAGTACGCAGTCTACGGCGATGATATCGTCATAGAGAGTGAACTCGTAGGTTCCTTCCGCAAGCTCTGCACCTTCTTAGGTTTCGTCTTCAATACCGATAAAACGCACACCACGGGTCCCTTTCGGGAATCGTGCGGCGCAAATTGGTTCCAAGGTGTTGACGTCACGCCCGTTTTCGTGCGTGAAATAGACCAGCGTAAAGCTGTTCTGTGTCATCTGGTCAATAGCTTAATTGCTATAACCTACCCTGGAGAGGAGCTCTGGGAATATCTTCAAAACTTCGTTAGAAGTGAGAAGTTACCCTTTACTCCGCATTGTGACGCTACGACCTCGGGTGTGTGGGTTTGTCCCTCACATCCCAAGGCGAGAAGGTTACTGCGATCGAAATTCGGCATGAGCATGACGAAGAGATACATTCCTGTATCCCCTAGCCGTGAAAATGTCGATAGCCGTTCTCTCTTCCTTTGGTATCTTGATACCTTAAAACGGGAGGAGAGTCCGTCATTCCGTAGTCTGACCCATTGGATGTGCAGTTCGCACAAACCTTGGGATATAGACGATCGGTCGGTCGTAGTGCGTAGCAGGTACACCATTTCCAG